ACTCTTCACTTTCACAAGCCATTCAGACCATTTGGTCTAAAGAAATCCTGTTCCAAGCGATGCCAATTCTTCGCTTTGAACAATTCGCAGTAAAGAAGACCGAACTTGGTGTAGCACCAGGACTTCGTGTTAACTTCCTCCGCTACAAGAACTTTGCGGTAGACCCAACACCTCTAACTGAAGGTGTTCGTCTAACTACAAACGCTCTTACAGCAGAACAAATTGCAATCACCGTTGCTGAACACGGCTACGCAGTTGCAGTTTCTGAGTTGCTATTAAACGCATCATTCGACGACGTAATGGCTTCAGCCTCACGTCTTCTTGGTCGTCAAATGGCTCAGTATCTAGATGTACAAGCACGTAACACATTGGGTGCTGCAACTTCTGCAGTATTCGGTTACGACCGCTCAGGCATCACAGGTGGAGCATTCACAAACTACGATGAAGGTACACCTGCAACAGGTCTTGCTGACATCGGAGCAAACGACAAGTTGACAACTGCAGCCGTTAAGGACGCAGCATTGACACTTGCTTCAAAGAACATCCCACGTTTAGGTGAAACCTACGTGCAGTTCATCCACCCAAAGCAGTCACGTGACATTCGTTCAAACCCAGAGTTTATCGAAGTTACAAAGTACGCTGCTCCAGGTAACTTCATGCTCGGAGAAATCGGTCGTCTATACGATGTTGTATTCATTGAAACAACACAAGTAAAGAAGATTGCATCAGGAACTGCTGTAAACTACAGCAGCATCATCGGTGCACCTGCAGACCAAACAGAAGTTCCAGTAAAGGCAAACACTGGCCCAGGAACTGGTGGAAACCCAGAAAACCCAGGACAGTCTGCTCCAGCAGGAACAACTGCAGTTGATGTCTACGAATCAATCATGATTGGTGACAACGCATTTGGTCACGCTATTTCTCTTCCAGTTGAACTACGCGATGGTGGCGTTCTTGACTTCGGTCGTGAACACGCTCTTGCATGGTACGCAATCTGGGGTCTTGGCGTAATCACAGACCAAGCAATTTGCAAGGTCTACACTGCTTAGTATTTAAGCATTAGGTCGGATGAGTCCCATACTCCTTCTTTGGGACTCATCCGCCACAAAAACAAATAGAAACCAGGAGAATAAACATCGTGGCAAACACACCAACAAGTCCGCTTGATGCAACAGGCAAAGCAGCGGAAAAAGCACAAAAGGCTAATGCGGAAGCATTACGTAAGCGTCAAGATGAAATTTCAGTCGCTGCACGTATTGAGGCTCAAAGTCTGGAAACTGATGTCTTCGACCCAAAGAATCCAGATAAACCGATTGTTCTAGACGAAATTCAAGAAGTAGGCGTATCACTAGCAAACGATAAGGTCGTTATCAGAACTATCACTGATATTGAAGATATGACCTACGGTGTAGGCAACACTTACACCTTTAAGGCTGGAGTTAAATACTCTGTCCCTCGTGAAATGGCTGACTATCTTGAAGGTCTAGGTTACATTTGGCGACCAAACTAAATCTTTAGTTTGTCGTCAATAAATCGTACGCCTCACTGGTTTCCGCCCTCCTCCCAGTGAGGCGTACCTTTTTGTACTGAAGAAACCGATTTATTTAGAGAACATTAGTTCCGAGGAAAGAACAGCATGGAGGATAGATGACGACCGTGGCTAGTCTCATAGACCTAGTTCGGTCAGAGTTGGGTGACACACCTAAATCGTTTGTTATGCAATTTATGGCAGACGGTACTACTAATAGGTTCACCCTGCATTACTCTCCAGTAGATGCTGATGATTTATTTGTAAGTTTTGACGGAGTAGATGTCTCTGATAATTGCTCTGTAGAAGAAGCAACAGGCGTACTAGTTACCGATAACGTTCCCGTAGAAGGAACTGAAATTACAGTTGCTGGAAATTATTTCCGTTATTTTACAACTGTAGAACTTCAACGTTTTGTAGAAAACGCTTTACTTCAACATTCTAATAATAGAACTGACTCTTTAGGAAGAGTTCAAACAGTAGCCAACCTTCCTGCCATTGAGGTTTACCCAGTATCTTTACTTGCCACTACGTTGGCTCTTTACACACTTGCTACTGACTCTGCTTTTGATATCAACGTGTTTGCTCCAGACGGCGTTACAATTCCACGTTCTGAGCGTTACCGCCAACTTATGGACATGATTCAAGCACGTAAAGACCAATACCGAGAACTATGTATTCTGCTTGGTATTGGCATGTACCGCATTGAAGTATTTAGTTTCCGCAGAATTTCAAAGACAACAAACCACTATGTACCTCTATACCGACCACAGGAGGTGGACGATTACTCCTACCCAGAAAGAATCGAACTTACAAGACCTACCTATGGAGACCAACCATCAGAGCACCCTTATGACTCTGTGGAACTCACCGCTTATCAAGATGTGGCTTTCTCCTACTCCCTACCTTATACGGGTGACCTCACAACTAAGGGCGTGGTTGCGAACATAAGGTGGAAGGCTGGAGTCTTACAAAGCCACATGCCGTTTACAGTTTCGGTCACATCAACGTCTTCAACCAGTCATACTATTACTTTAAGTTTGACACAAGAACAAACTAAGAGACTTGCACAAAGAATGTATTGGGACGTTAACTTTGTATATGACTCAGACGGTCATATTGAAACATACAAGGCTGGCAAATTATTTACTGTTCGTGAGGTGACAACATAATGGCAATTAATCCGAACAGTCCAAAGTATCCAGAAATTGACCCATCACTACTTCCTGCTGTTCCAGGACAACGTGGTGCAACAGGTCCTCGTGGTGCAACTGGTCCTACAGGACCTGCAGGTGTTGCTGGTTCTGCATCTGCTACTGGTGCTACTGGTCCGCAAGGTGCTACTGGTCCAACAGGTCCAGCATCAAACATAACAGGACCAACAGGTCCTCGTGGTTTTTCAGGCCCAACAGGTGAGCAAGGTCCAACAGGTCCTCGTGGTCCTGTAGGTAACACAGGCGGAGTTGGCCCAACAGGTGCACAAGGTGACCTTGGCCCAACAGGACCAACAGGTCCTCGTGGCCTACAAGGTGCAACTGGTACTGCTGGCGTTATCGGTGTTGACGGTGCAACTGGACCGACAGGACCGCAAGGTTTAGTTGGAGCAACTGGTCCAACTGGTGCTGCTTCAAACGTAACTGGTCCAACAGGTCCACTTGGACCAACTGGGTTTACAGGACCAACAGGTTCTCAAGGTTTACTAGGACCTACTGGTCCAACTGGTGTTACAGGACCGCAAGGTTCTATTGGACCAACAGGCTTTACTGGACCAACAGGTTTACAAGGACCAACTGGTCCTACTGGTGCTGCCTCAAATGTCACAGGGCCTACTGGTGCACAAGGACCTACAGGTTATACAGGACCTGCTGGTGCTGCCACAGTAATTAAAGGCGAATACGCAGATTTAGCAACACTTCAAGCAGCAAAACCAACAGGTGCAATTGGTGATTCTTATCTTTTAACAAACGGTGACCTTTGTGTTTGGAACCCAACTTTTGTTTCTCCAACACAAGGCGGATGGCAAAACGTTGGAAACATCCAAGGTGTTACAGGCCCACAGGGTTTACAAGGACCAACAGGAGCCACAGGCCCAGCAAGTAACATAACAGGACCTACAGGTGCTCAAGGCCCTACAGGACCTACAGGTGCTCAAGGTAATGCTTCTACCGTTACAGGACCCACTGGTTCCCAAGGTCCAACAGGACCTACTGGAGCCACAGGACCTGCATCAACAATTACTGGTCCTACAGGTTCTCAAGGCCCTACAGGTCCGACTGGTGCTCAAGGTACTTCTATCAATGTTAAAGGCGTTGTAGCAACAACTGGCAATCTTCCACCAACAGGCAATACCTCTGGTGATGCGTACGTTGTTTCTGCCGATTCTAATATTTACATTTGGAATGGAACTGCTTGGGTTTCTGGTGGTCCATTCGTTGGTCCTACAGGACCTACAGGTATTACTGGACCTTCAATTACAGGACCTACTGGTCCAATGGGTCCACGAAATGGAACTACGTTTGTAATTACAAACAATGTAGGAAACACAGGATACGTTGTTGCAGATATTGCAGGAACAAACCCAACACTCACACTCGTACGTGGAGAAACTTACTACTTTAACTTAAGTGGACTAAACATTGTTGACCCACTTGCTTTACGTCTTGATACAGGCAACACCGCATCAGTTCCTGGAACTACAGGAAATAATCCAGTTGACGGTGTTTACTCTGCATCAAGCCCAAATATTATTACCTATGTTGTACCTTTAAATGCTCCAGCAAACATTGTTTACCAAAGTTCTACAGATGCACAACAAGTCGGTTTGCTTAACATCTTTGACAAGCGTGGAGACCAAGGTCCCACTGGCCCAACAGGAGCCACAGGTCCGACAGGTCCACAATCTCAAGTAACAGGACCAACTGGCTCAACAGGACCTACAGGCCCAACAGGACCTGTCGGTAAATTTACTGCTACAGGGCCTACTGCTCCGAATGTTCAGACTTCATCTGCAGGTGACGCTTGGTTTAACACTCAAAACGCAAAAACTTATGTATTCTTTCAAGGAACGTGGATAGAAGTTGCTTCTGGCAACGTTGGTCCAACTGGTCCCCAAGGAACTGTAAGCACACTAGATATTTCAACTTCATGGTGGTTTGGTGCATAAATTATGAAAACTTATAGCCTTTATAAACCAAAAAATTCAAGTATCTTGTCTATTGTGCGGGAAATGAAAGGTAAAATTTAATGCCAGGTTTTCTAGGCGGTTCTTCTGGTAGCAGCGGTGGTGCTGGTGGAGAAATCCGTTTCCCTGCGGAGTTTATTGACCCAGTAACAAAACTGCGTGTCTCTGAGCCTCAGACTCTCATGGACACGGACTTTGAGTACGGTCTGCAGCCAACAAAATGGGAAACAGTTGAGTTAATTAACAATACTCCTTCATTCTTCTCTGCAAGTGGCGATACAACAATTCCTAACATTAGTGAGATGACCACAACTGCTGGTTCTCGTGAAATTAAAATTACTACTGGTTTACCACACAGTGTTGCTGTGGGTATTCCGATTAACGTTACAGGAACAAAGTCTTTAACAGCAGATGGTTCCTACATTATTAACTCTATTCCAGATGCATTTACTTTTACTTACCTATGTAAACAGAATCAGTTAGTAACTGCATCCATTCTAGATTTGTACACTTCTATTATTACAGGACAGTTCTTCCAAGGTTCGCAAATCCGTATTTCTGACTCTGAAGGTATAGTTACAAACGCCCAAGGACAGTCCACCCTTACACTTAAAACAGATGCACCCCACGGGTTTGGTGTTAACACCCCGTTTTACTTCTTAAATCTTAACTCTACTATTTCTCAATCTTTTGACGCATCTAACACAGGTGCAAAAACATTCGACTCTTCTAACACAGCAACAGCCCAGTCTTTTGATGGCTCTAACAGCGTTATTCAATATGCTTTTGATTTAACAAACAGTGCAGTAGGAACAGGCGGAGCATTTAGCAATATTGCTTCTGTAAATACTTCTTCTGATACCTTCACCGTTACACACGGAGCAGAAAACTTTGTCGGTGCAAAGATAGGTACGCCTCTTTATTACAGCATTGTTGCAAGTTCTGGGTTCTTCTTTAGCAATCCACGAGGAGTGGTGTACCTCGCTAGTAACGATGCACTAGGCTCTAGTTCATCAGAATTTAAAGTTTCAGTACTTCCTGGTGGAACCGCTATTGACCTTACTGTTTCTATGACTGGCTCATTTAGAAAAGCCACTTTAGCAACTACATTTGCAGGTAATAACACAGATACTCAAAATGAACTTCTTTTACCAGTAACCGAAGGAAATAACCTGTCCTTTGATGGTTCTAATACTGCAGGTTCAATATCTACAGTTAACTCTACATCTACTGGCTCTGCAATTATTCAAATGCAAAACCAGGCTGGTTCTGGAGTATCAACTGGCCTTGTAGTTGGTTCCATGGTTTTGGTCTCTTCAACAGGAACTGTTCCAGCAGGATTAAGTAACAACACTACCTATTGGGTTTCTTCTTTTAATTTGGTTGTAGATATTGCCCCAGGATTAGTGCAGATAAAACTAGCATCTAGCCCAGGCGGTGCAGACATTATTCTTTCTAACGGCTCTTACAGTGGAACATTCACTGTAAAAGCAATCGGAGTCTCTATAGATAGAGATGTTCTTTACATTACCAACCACGGCTTAGTTACGGGAGACATGGTTAAATATGTCTATCCTTCTGGCGGTGCAATAGCACGAGACACCTTTACTAAAGACTATATGTACGTAACTAAACTAGATAACAACAACATTCAACTAGAAGCAACTGCTGGTATGCAAGTTACTTCACCTTTGGGAACACCAGTTTCCATAAATGTTGCAGGAACTAATTATAAATACTTTGCATTTTTGGCTACTGGTAATAACACATTTACAGTCTCAGGTACTGGAGTAATGGAATTCCTTTGCGTTGGTGGCGGAGGTGCTGGTGGATTTGACATGGGCGGTGGCGGAGGTGCTGGCGGTTTTACCGACGGAACATTCCAAGCCGTCTCTGGAACATACAACATCACTGTTGGTACAGGTGGAACTGGAGCAGGAGCAAGAATCGGTGGCAACGGTGGAGGTCACCAATACGGTGTCGGCTCAACAAATGGTACTGACTCAACTATTTCAGGCCCTAATGGATTAAACATTCGTGCTAAAGGTGGCGGTTTTGGTGGTTCTTCTTACTTTGACTACTCTCCTGGTGCAAGTGGTAACACTGGTGGTTCTGGTGGAGGTACTTCGGGTTATTCAAACGGCTCTGTTCGTGGCGGAGGTGCTGCAAATCAAGCATCAGCAGGTACAACTGCTGGAACTCTATCTGCTCGTTCTTTAGGTAACCGTGGCGGACAAGGCGGAGGTCAGTACTACTCAGGTGGTGGCGGAGGTGCTGGTGGAAACGGTGCTGATTCAACAAATCAACCAAACGGTGGTGCTGGAGTCCAAAATGCAATTTTAGGAACAAACTACTTCTGGGCTGGTGGCGGTGGCGGTTCTGGGTACTCTTCAAATGGTGGTTCTGGTGGTGCTGGTGGCGGTGGCGGTGGAGCCGTTGGTGGTCCATGGCCTGGAGGTTCTGGGCTAAACGCTGGTCAACAAGGTGGCGGTGGTGGTACTAACACTTGGGCAAACACTCCTGGTGGTAATGGTGGTGCTAATACTGGTGGTGGCGGTGGTGGCGGTGCTCACTATGAGAACACCAACAAAGGTGGTAACGGCGGTTCAGGTATCGTCGTAGTCAGATGGGTAGGTTAAAAAATGCCGATTAATTTAACTCTTGTTGGTGCAGCGGGTACTCATGCGTTGCGTAAAACAAACATAAACCTTGAAGATAACTTTATTTATTACAACTCTACTGCTGGTCAAACAGTTCCTACTGTGTTTACTGTAGGTGACAACCGCCCATTTATTTTCCGCAATGGAACAGGTTCACTTACATTTACTGGAATTTCTGATGGTTCTTTAGTTTACTCTAACGTTAGAGAGTCTCAAAAAGTATACTTTGCAGCAACAGCACAAACTGCTGGTTCTGAGACTTATGCAGATATTACCGCTCTTACAAACGGTAACATTTCATTTAACTTCCCATTTGTTTTTTCTAATAAACTTGTATTTTCTGGAAGTTATGCAGACCGTCAAGCCGTTAAGTACTACACAAACTCTACCCCTCTGACTGGATTAACTTCAGGAAATACCTATTACTTAAAGCAGACTACAAGCCCATTTGCTGGCTCTGCTGCTCCTTTGTACCTCTTTACTTCTCACAACTTTACATCCGCTGGTGTAACTGGCTCAACAGGCCCATCTTTAGGGCAATTAACTACTGCTTATTCTTCAGCAGCATGGACAGCCAACACAGCGTTCTTTAACCAAGGAAACTTCCAAGGTTATCAAGATTGGACTGTGCCACGCACAGGTACTTATGAATTTACAGTAAAGGGTGCTCCTGGAAAAGCAGGTAATGCTGCTGGTGGTGGTGGAGCAATAGTTAAAGGTCAATTTGATTTAGTTCGCGGTGAAATTATTACGATTGTTGTTGGACAACGAGGACCTAACCCATCATCTATCCCTAACACAGCATGGCCCGCATCTTCTGGTGGAACATTTGTTGTTCGTAAAACTGGAAACGTGCCCCTTTTTGTGGCGGGTGGTGGTTCTTCTTCCTCTAACCCTAATGCTGGTCGTAATGCTCTTCTTACTACTGCTGGAGATAACGCTAATACTACAGGCGGTGTTAACGGTAACGGTGCACCTGGAGCAACTGCTGGTGGTGCTGGTGGAGGTTTCCTAAGTTCTGGAGGTAACTCTTCTAGAGGTGCTGGTGGTGCTGGTTTTCAAGCAGGTCTTGTTGGCGGTGCTGGTGCTGGTCCAAACTCTGCTAATGGCGGTTTTGGCGGTGGCGGTGGTTCAGACGGTGAACAGTACGGTGCACCTGGTGGTGCTGGTGGTTATTCTGGCGGTGCTGGTGGTAACGCTCAAGGAGCAGCCCCTGGTGGTGGTGGAGGTTCCTTCATTGCTTCTGGAGCAAAAGCCGTAGGTACTTCAACAGGTCAATACAACGGTTCTGCTACTTTTGGTGGAGTATCCATTGAAAACATCGGCTCTTATAACACAGGTAACGTTGAAGGTGAAGTTGCGGTTACTTTAGTTGCTGCTGCTGGTTCTTCATTTACTATCCATAACAACGCAACAGACGCAAACAATGATGCAAACGCTATTCAAGTAACCCCACAAGGTTCTGAATACCATGCAATTGTTCCTATTACAGTTGACTTAGAAAACAACACTATTAACAAGGCTTCTGGAACTCAACTAACTAATGGTGAAGCAGTTACTTATTCTTTTGGTGCTGCTTATTCTCCACAGGCTGTTGCACCTCTTAGTGGATTAACAGCAAATACAACTTATTATGCAAATGTTGTAAACGCTTGGACTACAAGGTTAAGTTCTACTCCTTCCCCTAACTTTACAAACATTGACTTTACGAGCCCATCTAACACTGTTAATGAGCGATTTGGTCGAGTAGTTGCAAATACTGCAACTGATATTATTACAATCAATAACCACGGTTTCCAAGCAGGTCAGCCAATTAAGTACTCTAATGGTGGCGGAACTAATATCGCTCCATTACAAAATGGAGCAACTTATTACGTAAAGACAGTTATTGATAGCAATAACTTCACACTTAGCCAATCTTTAGGCTCTAACGTAATTAATTTAGAAGCACCAGGTACTGGAACAAACCACTCATTTATTTATGTTGTTGTAAACCTTGAAGAAGACAGCCTTTACATCCCAGGACACGATTTAGTTACAGGCTCTAGAGTTGTGTACGCTAACGGTGGCGGAACTTCTATTGGCGGACTTAGCACTGGAACAGGCTACTTTGTATCTAGAATTGACAATAACATTATCAAACTGTCCACTGATAAAAGCGGTTCTCCTGTAATCAACCTAACTTCTTTAGGAGTAGGCAACCACTCTTTAACTACAAACCAACTTAATCTAGCAGACAACCAAATATCTATTCCTGCTCATGGATTTAGTGCAGGTGAACTTGTTCAGTACGACTCTGTTGGTCAAACTGTTGTAGGCGGTTTAGTTTCTGGTAACCCTTACTACATCATCGCGATTGATGGCGATAACATCAAACTCGCTACAACATTAGAAAATTCCGTTGCCAACATAGCGGTAGACCTAACTTCAGTTGGTGTCGGAGTTCACAGAATACTTTCTTTGTCAAAATCTCCAGATGGAACTTACACAGTAAATTCAGTTCCAACTGCTACTTCTTTTACGGTTCCTGCAAATGGGTTTGTTCCGTTTATTACTAAAACGTTTACACCACGTAGCGTTGTAGACCTACAGGCTAACAACATGAGACTGTTATCTCATGGTTTTATTACTGGAACTAAAGTAACGTATTCATCTGTAAGTCAAACTCCTATTGGAGGGTTGACTTCTGGAACTGACTACTACGTAATCAACACAAGTAAGGACCACATCCAATTAGCAAGCACCGTAGAAAACGCTTCATCTGGTGTTCCTATTGTTCTGACTACTTTTGGTGCTGGAGTTGACCACACTCTTACCTCTGCTCAAATTAACGGCTTTGTTACTGGTACAGGTACAGTTTCTACATCTTCTGGCTCTACCCTAGTTTCTGGAATTAACACAGCCTTTTCTAAGATTTTAAAGGTTGGAGATATTTTTAGATTGTACCCACCAAATGTTACTGTGACAGTGACATTCGCTAGTGGAGCAGTGACAGTAAACCCAACAAACACAATCACAAGCACAGCACATCCATACACAACTGGAGATTGTGTTGTGTACACAGCAGGTGCTGGTTCTGTTGCACCTACGGGATTAACCTCTACATTCTTCTACTTTGTACGTCGTGTAGATGCTAATACAATTGCTTTGTACAACACCTCTTCAGATGCTGTAAACAACACCAACCGTGTAGTTATCACAACACAGGGCTCAGGTACTACCCATACTTTTGTTAAAACAGCCCCTTCTGCACCAATTCTTCGTGAAATTACCGCTATTGGTTCTGATACACAGGTAACTGTTAATCGTCCATACGGAACAACCTACTCAGGTGTTTCTTATGCTTATCAAACTTTCGTATATGTACGTCCTCAAGGCTACTCATTACACCGACCATTTGATGGTGGTGTTGAAATGTCAGTGGGTGTAGGAACTTCAAACGCTCAAATTATTCGTCAAACACGTAAGTATTTCCGTTACCAGTCAGGTAAAGGTCTACAAACATCTGCTGGTATTAACTTTAAGCCAACTATTGACCTTGAAAAGATAGTTCGTGTTTCTGCCACTACTTTCCAAGGAACTTCTCGTCGTCCTCACGGCCTTATCAATGGCCTATTTATCGAAATTTCTGAGGCACGAACAAACCTTGGTGCATTAAGCACTGTTTACAACGGTAAGTTCCAAGTAACTGTACTAGACCCATTGAACTTTACCTGTATCGCTACATCAACAATTCCTACTGGAGCAAACGCAAAAGCCTACGGGTTCCCGCAATTCAACGTTGATTCTTGGACAAATGGAGCAATCCGTTCAGGAATGTTTGACTTCCAAAACGGTATGTTTTTTGAATTTGACGGACAAAAGATGTACGCTGTTCGTCGTTCTTCTACCCAACAAATGGCAGGAACTGCAGCAGCCCTTCAAGGCTCTGAGTTTGTGTTCGGTACTGGAACATCGTTTACAACACAACTTTCTGTAAATGATTACGTTGTTATGCGTGGTCAGTCTTACAAGGTAACCAGTATTCTTAGCGATACTCGCATTACTGTAAAGCCTGAATATAAAGGTGCTTCTGGAATTGAAAAAGAGTTTACTCCAGGAAACGGTGTAACAGGCGTAGTTCGCACAGACACTGACACATTTATTATTCAAAACCACGGATTTGTTGACAGCCTTCCAGTTGTTTACGACTCAATTGATGGAACCCCTATTGGTGGTCTTATCAATGGTCGTACGTACTACGTGCATCTAGTTGACAACAACACCTTTGCTCTTAAAGCAACACCAGACGCAGTATCTGATGTGGCAATCTCTAGTGCTGGAACAGGAGCACCCCACTCCTTTACACCAGCAAAAAGCGGAATCATCCTGACCAAGACAGTTGATACACGTATTCCTCAGGAAAACTGGAGTATTGACCCTTGCGATGGAACTGGTCCAACAGGCTTTAACCTTGACCTAAACAAGATTCAGATGGTTTACATTGACTACTCTTGGTACGGTGCTGGAAAAATTCGTTTTGGATTTAAAGACCAAACTGGTGAAGTTAAGTATGTTCACGAGTTTATCCACAACAACATCTTGCTTGAATCATACTTCCGTTCAGGTAACCTACCTGCACGATATGAAGTTACTACCTATACTGACCCAACATACATTCCGTTCTTATTCCACTGGGGTACTTCGGTTATCATGGATGGTAAATTTGATGATGACAAGGCTTACTTGTTCTCTGGCTCAAGTCAGACCTTAACAATTACTGGAACTACTGCTAAAAACTTTGGTTCACGAGCAATCACTATTGCTACTGACATAATTAATATTCCAACCCACGGATTCGTAACAGGAGACCCTGTTCAGTTTGTTGGTCTAACACCTCAAGGCTTAACTGGAAGTAACACACAAAACCCAACAACAGCCAACACTGGAACTAACCCGTTCAACAATTTACAAAACAGTAGGATTTACTACGTTCGTTCAGTCAATGCTAACGAAATCACTCTTCACCCAACTTCAGTAGATGCACTTGCTACAGGTGGAACAAACAGGGTTGATATTTCCTCTCAAGGTAACTCTCAATACACTTACTACTTATACCCACTAGGTTCGCTCAATAACACCTCAGGCTTAAACTACCAACCACTTATTTCACTTCGTCTTTCTCCTTCAGTATCTGAAGGTTTGACAGGTAAACTAGGTGACCGAGATGTTATTAACCGTATGCAGTTGCGTACAAAAGAACTTGCGGTTCAGACAACACAGTTGGTTGACGTAAAGGTTTTGATTAACCCACGTCTTAACAACCTAAACTTTGTTAGCGTACCGTCACCTTCTTTAACCCAGGTTATCCAGCACACCGCAAATGACACCGTATCTGGTGGAGTTCAGGTTTACAACTTCCGTGCTGCTGGTCAGAACGGTACAGAGCAGTCAACAACCGTAAGTTTGGATGAGTTGTTTGAGTTATCAAACTCTATTCTAGGCGGTGACTCGGTGTACCCAGATGGTCCCGATATTTTGACTATCGCTGTGTCGCGTTTGACTGGTAACAGTACACTTGCATCTGCAAAGTTAACGTGGACTGAAGCACAGGCATAAGGAGGAAAACCCATGCCGATTATTCGACTTGGAGTGCTAACTCCTGCTGCCAATACAGGTCAACAACTTCTATCAGTTGCTAACTCACATTTAGCCTCTGTAGTGGTTGCTAACACCTCATCTCAAGCAACTCCTGTGTGTAAAGTAGACATTTGGGTTCAACCACAAGGAGCAAGCCAAGTTAGTGAGTACGCATATATTGTGTCTAACCTAACTATCGGTGTTGGTCAGTCCTTTGAAACATTCAAGTTTGCACTAAATGCTCAAGACGCAATTTATGTAAAGTCAACAGTTGCAGGGACTTCGTTTTCTGGATACGGGCTACTACAATCAGACGATGTAGGTCCTGGAGATTTTCCCCTTGTGTTTAGAAATAAAACTCTTAGAGGAATTAACAACACCCTTTATGTTGATAAAGGGACAACTGCTGGAAGAAATTCTAGCGTAGAGACAGGCTATGTTAGGTTTAATACAGAAACCGATTCCCTAGAAGTGAAAACTAATGCGGGTTGGAAAACGATAACGGCGGTGTCATAAATGCCTATAGTACGACTTGGTTTAGCAAATCCTGATGCTAACACTTTAACTACCCTTGTTACAGCAAGTAGAGGTTATGTAGCGTCTGTAATTATTGCAAACAAAAACAATCAAACGGTTACTAGCAGTATCTACGTGGTTCCTACAGGAGCCGTTTTTACTGACGTTACCGCTGTAACTATTATTAAAGACTTATCAATTGGTGCAGGACAATCCTTTGAAACATTCAGGTTTGCGTTAAATGTTGGAGATAGTATCCAAGTAGTGGGTAACACTGCTGGGTTGTCTTACTCTGTAACTGCTGCGTACGAAACCGATGGTCGTCAATATGTAACCTATTCTTCAACCGCTCCTGATAATCCTCAAATAGGAAACCTATGGATTAAAACGGATAACTCTGTTTCTTTCTGGAATGGTAGCGTGTGGATTGATTCCATTACTGCTGGACCTACTGGGCCTACGGGTGTTGCGGGTGCAGCATCTACCGTAACTGGACCTACAGGACCAATTGGACCTTCTGGTGGACCTACAGGACCAACAGGTTTAATAGGACCAACTGGCTCAACAGGACCTACAGGTGCAACTGGTGCAGGAGCCACAGGACCAACAGGACCAACTGGCCCTTCTGGTGGACCGATTGGACCTACAGGCCCAACAGGTCTACAAGGTGCAACTGGACCGACGGGACCTATTTCTTTAGTACAGCAAAACGGTACTCCAGCAACAACAGATGTTCTTTGGATTGACACAGATGAGCCTTCGTTAAACACTGTTGTTCAGCCTTATTTTAGAAGTTACGAAAACAACTCTTCAACTTCTTTAGACGTTCCAAGTAGAACTCAAGTAAATGCTACGACTGCAGTTTCTACAAACATTACTTATTTTTCTTTCTTTACACCAACAGAAGCGTTAACAGTTTCTAACATATCTTTTTCTTCTGGTTCAACTCCTGCTTCTGGAGTAACTTTAGTTAGATTTGGGCTTTACACGTTTGATGGAACAACAGCAACACTAGTTGCTAGAACTAATAATGACTCTTCTCGGTTTACTGTTGCAAACACTGTTTATACTGGAGCACTTGACTCAACTGGTGGCTTCCCAACTTCTTATAACTTAGTGGCTGGAAACAGATACGCAGTAGCGGTTGTAGTAGTGGCATCTACTACCCCTCAACTTGCTGCTGTTAACTTTGGTGCTGCTTCAACAGCAATTATGAATTTATCTCCAAGAGTAGTGGGGTATGCAAACGCAACCTCTGACCTACCTGCAACACGAAATACTTTTAGTGGAATTACTCATGCGTATTGGAGTAGATTGACCTAATGGCTACATTAAAGTATTGGAATGGCTCTGTTTGGGTAAGTGCTACTGAGGGTGTACAAGGACCCGCAGGTACTGCTGGACCTACTGGACCAACTGGACCTTCAGGTGGACCACAAGGTGCAACAGGTCCAACTGGACCAACTGGACCTTCAGGTGGACCAACTGGACCAACTGGTCCTACAGGAGCAGAAGGACCAACAGGACCAATAGGCTCTATTGGTACAACTGGACCTACTGGACCAACTGGATTATCAGGAGCAGCCTCAACTGTTACAGGACCCACTGGTTCCCAAGGTCCAACAGGACCAACAGGACCTGCATCTACTGTTACAGGACCAACTGGCGGAGTAGGACCAACAGGACCTACAGGGCCTATATCAAGCGTTACTGGACCTACTGGACCAACTGGCTCAACAGGACCTACAGGTGCAACTGGGCTTGCTGTTATTGAAAACTTCAACGTAACAAATAGCGGGGCCTCTTCTTATACTATAAACGGAGCAAATAACCCAACTATTACACTTGTTCGTGGTCAGACTTACTTCTTTACGGTAAATGCTTCAGGACACCCGTTTTGGATTAAAACCGCTGCAACTACAGGAACTACAGACCAATACAACACAGGAGTAACTAACAATGGGGACGACGTGGGAGGTATTACCTTTACCGTACCTGCTGGTGCTCCAAGCACCTTATACTATATCTGTCAGTTCCATTCTTCTATGCAAGGAACCTTCACTATAATCGGATAACACTAAATTAGGAGCACTATGAAACCGAATAAAATAACCTTTACTAACTGTTCAGAATGGCCTCCCACCCTAACCTCACTTCCCCCAACGTTACCCACACCAAAACCTGCATCGCAATACGTTCCTGAATGGTACGCAAAAAGCGAACGTTGGATAGGTAACGATAACCAACCTAAACTTGAGAATGGTTCACCAAATCACGGATTAAAGTTATGTGTTCCTTTTCTAGATGCACTGACCTCTGGTTACATGTTGGAGTTGCACACTGATTTAGTAGTGGAATATAACAAAGAAGCGGATGATGTAAATATAGATTGGTTAATTTTTCCTGCACCTCTTTCTAGGAGAACCCCTGCTCTTGGAGAAAATATACCGAGACCCGAAGGCCATATAAATACTCATTTTGCTTGGATAGGTCAGTGGGGAATCGAAGTGCCTAAAGGCTGGAGCATTTTGTTGACGCATCCCTTTAATAGGTTTGATTTACCGTTTACTACCTTAACTGGCTTGATGGATAGCGATAAAAGCATTAATGCGGGAAACATACCCTTCTTTATGAAGCGTGGGTTTAGCGGTCTTATTCCAGCGGGGACCCCTATAGCGCAACTGACCCCTATTAAGAGAGCAGATTGGGTTTCTGAATTAGGTACTGAAAAAAATAAACAAAAAGCAATTCAACAAAATTATGACTCAAAGAGAATGTTTTCTGGCTTTTATAAGAAAACACTTTGGGAAAGAAAAAAGTACGAATGAAAATAGCGGTATACAGCATCGCATTAAATGAGCAACAGTTTGTTGAAAGTTGGTATGAATCTGCTAAAGAAGCGGACTACCTTTTAATTGCTGACACAGGCTCTACCGATGAAACAATTGAAAAAGCCAAGTCTTTAGGTATAAACGTTATCTCTTTAAACATAAAGCCTTGGAGATTTGACGATGCACGTAATGCTTCTTTGGCTGCTTTGCCTTTAGACATTGACTATTGCATTGCGTTAGATATGGATGAAGTACTTGTTCCAGGATGGAGAACTCATATTGAGTCTGTCCCATCTACTGCTACTCGTATCCGCTATAAATACACATGGTCTTGGAACGAAGATGGTTCTGAAGGATTGACTTACGGTGGAGATAAAATCCATACTCGACAAGGGTATCGTTGGAAACACCCAGTTCACGAAGTATTAAACACTTACATTATTGACGAAGTTCAACATTGGGCTGGTTTAGAAATTCATCATCATCCAGACAATACAAAATCAAGAAAACAATACTTTCCTCTACTAGAACTCGCCACAAAAGAAGACCCACATGATGATAGAAATGCTCATTACTTAGGTCGTGAGTACTACTACTGGGGCATGTGTGATAAGGCTAAAGAAGAACTACAAAGACATCTTGCTTTGCCAAGGGCTATGTGGAATGTAGAACGTGCTGCTTCTATGCGATACATTGCAAAATGTTCGGAAGGACCTGAACGTGAAGAATGGTATAAAAAGGCTCATACTGAAGCCTCAGATTCAAGAGAACCATTAGTTGATTTGGCTGAGTATTACTACGAGCAACACATGTGGAACGAATGCCGTCAAATGGCATTACAAGCACTAACAATTAAAGAAAAACCGTTGCAATATTTAAACGAGCCTAAGGCTTGGGGTTCTTTTCCGTACGATATGGCAGCAATTTCTTCTTACCATCTAGGTTTAAAGGAAGATGCCCTGAAGTTTGGCGAAGAAGCGTCTAACATAGACCCTAACGACGAACGTCTAAAGAAGAATTTAAACTTCTATAAGGAGATGTAATGCGAGGCAGTAAACTCCAAGGTCGCTTTAACCTCGATTACGAGTCCAAAAGAATCTACGAGAGTATTAAAGAAGATTTACAACACCCTGTAGGTGTAGACGTTGACTGGTTCCGTTGGTCTGAAGATTACATGACCGATAATAGAGTAAACATTGTTGACGACATTTACGATGTTTCAAGTTCTACTACAGGTAAAGGCCGTCGTTGGGCTTTGCCTTTTAATATGCCTTGTGTGACTGCCCAATTAGTTCGAGGTAGTAACGAGATGAATGAGCGTGGTTTCTACGTTGTAGATACCCTCAGAATCGTATTAAATGTTGGGGATGCTCAAAGACTTTTGCCAGATATCCTAGTAAACCCTGACAAACACATCAAAGACCGTATCCTATACAGAGGTAACGTCTTTACACCAACACGTGTTTTACCTCGTGGACACTTTGGTTATTACTGGGCAGTAATAACAATTGACTGTACTGAGGTGAATTCTGATGAGTTAGTAAATGACCCACAGTTTAAGCAGTATGCACTTGAAGCAACGAAAGACTGGGTAGAGCCAGATGAGTTGGGTTATGGTGCAGGACAATTCGGTATGGAAGGATACGGAAGATGACAATGAATCAAGAACAATATGAAGCAGCAAAGGCTGTTCTTGAGGCAGAACTTTCAGACACAGTTGATGAGCGTGAAAAAGAACGCATTAATACTGTTCTAGAAGAAATCGCCAAATTGGTCGTAACAGATGCCTCTGAATAAACCACGTAGAGGTGATTTAGATTGGGACGTTGCTCTTAATGCGTCTCTTGATTACTTAGATGCAAAAGTTTTGCCTGGAGTTACCGTAGTCGCTGTTCCAGCAACACCCACTTCTACTGGGTCAGTAGGGCAAATTGCCGTAAACTCAACGCATCTTCACGTATGCGTAGCAACCAACACTTGGGTGCGTGTAGCCAGGGCTGCTTGGTAATGGCTGAAAAAAAGAAAGACGTTAAGCCAGAAAAGCCAGTAACTATTGCTATTGGAGTTCCTGGTCGTAAGGCTCATGTAACCCATAAAGTTTCAAAAAATAAAAAAGGTGACGTTGTAGTAGAGCACACAAACGTCAAACTAAAAAAGTACGACAAAATTAACCTCACTAAAGTGGCAGGGGTTAAGAATGTTAAGCAAGGCGTTAAAGCAGTACAGTCTTATCACAAACAAAATTCTCATAGAAAACAAGGACGATAATGGCAAAAACTATGGCTAAAGACCCCTGTTGGAAAGGTTATGTCCAAGTAGGGATGAAAGACAAGAACGGTAAAAAAGTTCCGAACTGTGTACCTGAAGGTTCTGGAAAAAAGAAAGTCGCCAAACCAACGAAAGGTAAGAAATAATGTGTGCAACATGTGGATGTGGGATGCCTAAAAACAAGCATGGTATGAAGACCCTTGCTGCAGCAAACAAAAAGTTTGCCAAAAAAGACAGCAGCAAAAAGTCCAAACCAAAGCCAAAAGGTAAGTCAAAAGGTAAGTAATGGCAAGTAAACCTCTTCCCCGTGAGGGTAAAAAAGGGTGAGAAAGCCGAAGATAAGCGAGAACGTAAAAAGAAGTAAAAGTTAAGGCCACCTTCGGGTGGCTTTTTCTTTATCCTTGCATTAGTGATGACCATGCGGGAATCACTGCTTTATTTGCTGATTATTTGCTACCTGTAAGGGGAACTGCGGTATGTCTACACCATGGTATGAACAGATTACTGATATTCATAATGCCCATGAACGTGACGAATTCGTCAAAGGAATGTTTGGTCTAAGACCTCATAGTCAGCACACATTTATAGCGGGATTGCTTGCTGGTTATTTAGGTACTAAGGCCCTTACCAAGACGATGAAGAAAAAGTCACGTTATGAAAACCGTTAACTTCCAAGAGGTCGTAAAGCAAGCAGCACAAGAAACCAGCAAGGTTATGACAGCCCAACTAAGGGATGAGTGCATAGCCAGCGGATGGTCTGAAAAAATCGCTAACAGAGTTCGCGTTGTTTACAAGGGCAACAAGTTTGTTGTTGATATCCCTGATTCTATAAAGGCTGAAGCCGAAAATCTTGAGTACGGCACTCCAAGTACGCAGCCTACTGCTGCCATTCGTAGATTTAGCAATCGTCTAGAAGAGTCTGAAAAGTTTTTGTTGCGGAGAGCAAAACAACTTCTAGGAGGTGCTCTATGAGTCTAGGTCCTTTATTCTTAACAGAAGACAAAGCATTACGTGAACTTCTAAAAGGAATCACCGTATTAGACCAACGAGCCAACGATGAGGGAACCCCTCGTCCTGTGGGTGTTTGGTTTGGTATGCCTGACCAAGAAGTTCGTGACCAGTCTTACCCATACATTACTATTGATATGATAGATATATCAGAAGACCGTGCTCGTGCAATGCGTGGGTTTATTGACCCAGAGTATTTAAAGCCAGCAAATCTTCCAGGAAACAAAGGGTGGGAAATACAAATGCCTATCCCTATAAATATTGATTACCAAATTACTACATATGCCCGTCAACCACGGCATGACAGACAGATTTTAAGCGAACTCTTGTTTACAAGATTGCCGCTTAG